GCTTTGGGTTGATGGTTGCTTTGAAGTATTCAGTAACGCATCCTTCTACCCAATCCCGCAAGGAAGTCATTACTTGTTCGCGCAATACAAAGTTGTTTACGCTGGTGACATTGCCTTCATTTGCCCGTGTTTCCTGTCCGCGCACGAACAGCATTTCCTCATCCGTCAGTGGACGGTCAAGGTCAAACATCCCGATAGGTGTCGGAAACAGGTTGTGCATATTCATGCGATTGCTTCCTCAATTTCTTTGACTTGTGCGTTCATGGCTTCAAGTTGCTCTGGCAAGTAGATGGTCGGGATGCTTTCCTCGAAGTCCTTGATTTTGTCCATCACCCAATACACTTCTTCAATGCTTGGACAAGGGCGAGGGTCTTCCCAACGGGTGAAGACGTTGTTGCTAATTTCCCATTTAGCACCCGGACGTAGCATTTGCATCGCTACGTCAATGCCATAGAAGCGGTAGATTTTTGTGTCCATAGTTATTGATTGATTTTGATAATTACGATGCCAGAACCGCCAGAGCCACCAATTTTTTGAGCGGTTGGCGCATTTGTATAAACACCTCCACCACCTCCTCCACCAGTATTTGTAGATCCGCTTACACCGTCAACCGAGCTTGTTGCTCCAGCACCTCCACCGCCACTTCCACCTGCTGAACCCGTTGTATTTGGTGGCCCAGAACCACCACCTCCACCACCAGCATAGGTTACCGATGAGCCACTAATTGAAGAAGCAGTACCATTTCCTCCTGTGCCACCTAAAGTGCCTGACCCGGCACCACCAGTAGCACTCGCGCCGCCTCCACCGCCTGAACCACCGTTATTGTCTGTAGCCGAACCAGCACCTCCATTACTGCCCTGACTTGGGGATGTTGATGGTGTATTACCTGCGCCGCCCGTTCCGTTATTGTGTGCGCCTCCACCACCGCTACCGCCGCTACCACCATTTTGCTGAGTTGAGCTTGTGTAAGCTCCACCGCCACCGCCCCCTGTAGAAACAATACCCGGAGAAGCAAAAGGTGATGGAGAAGAACCGCCAACAATCGATGAGTTACTCCCGGCGTTTCCTCTTACAAATTGGTTTGGTGAAATTGTTGGAACAGCACCGCCGCCTCCTACAGTTATTGTGTATTCCGTTCCAGCAGTAACCGATGCTGATGTGCCAGTTCTAAATCCTCCAGCACCTCCACCGCCCGCAGTTAGACCAGAACCCGCTGTGCCTCCACCAGAACCACCACCGGCAACAACCAGATAATCCACGCTGGTCACACCTGTCGGGCAAGTCCAAGCAGTCGATGACTTGAAGGTGAATACAGTCTGTGATGCTACGTTGTACTTGAGGATGACAATGCCGGAGCCGCCTGCGCCAGCAGAACTAAAACTTGAAGGAGCAGTAGCACCACCACCGCCTCCACCGCCACCAGTATTAGACGTTCCAGAAGTTGCTGCTACAGAACCAGAGTTTGAACCAGCACCACCACCGCCTGTGCCTCCAGAGCCTACAGTTCTACCGCCAGCAACACCACCGCCACCCCCACCAGCATAGGTAACGCTGCTGCCGCTAATGCTTGACGCAGTTCCATTACCGCCATTGCCACCAGCGCCACTTGTTACTCCATTTCCTCCGGTCGCGCTTGCACCACCGCCACCGCCGCCACTTGAATTAAATCCAGTTCCTGCGCCATTGCCGCCGTTGCTTCCTTGTGAGGGGCTTGTGCTTGGCGTGTTGCCAGCAGCGCCAGTTCCAGCAGGGTCGCCTTGAGCGCCGCCACCAGACCCACCTGTTTGCGCTGGAGATGGAGTATTGTAACCGCCACCACCACCGCCCGTAGAAGTAATAGTCGAGAAAACAGAATCGCCACCGTTAAGTCCTCTAGCAGCAACTTGTGCAGCACCACCAGCGCCAACCGTGACCGTATAATCTGTGCCAGCGGTTACGCTCAATCCCGTACCGGTGCGATAACCCCCTGCGCCGCCGCCACCACCCAAACCGCCACCCTGTCCACCAGCACCACCGCCTGCCACCACTAGGTACTCAACCTCGGTCACGCCAGTAGGTGCAGTCCAAGTTCCAGATGCGGTAAAGGTTTGGACGATTGTAAAAGTGCCGCCACCAGCAGCCATTCTGCCAAGCAGCATAGCCATAATGCCACTCATGACACATTCCCAGTCACTACGCAAACCGTACCACTAATGAATAGAATCGTTGCAACACCTCTTGTCGCTAACGTCATCGTATTCTTGTCCGTATTCGTACCAGCGATATAGGCTGTCGTAATCGAGCAGGTAATCGTGATGTTTCCGCTAGTGTTGTTGAAGATTGAGATAATGTCACCAGCGGCAAACGTCGAGTTCGGGATCGTAATCGACCCACCAGAACCAACGCCAACAAACTCACCGATGTCTGAAGTCGCTAGTGTGTATGAGCTAGTTTTGTCCGAACCAGACTGAGGAACATTCAAAAAGCCCAACGTAACGCCACTAACATCAGGCAATGTCTGAGTAATGTTGCTGTTAGTGTTAGCACTTTGTAAAGTATGCGTACCTGTACCACTCGCATTACCTTGAACTTTTAAGTTACTCATGTTCTTTCCTTAACCAAAAACCAGCCAATAGTCATCCGTTGGGACTGTTACAGAGCTTCCTGTGCTTATAGTTATTGCCCCGTAACTCACAGCATCATTGCCGCTAGTGATCGAATACGCACCAGATACCGTCTTAGATGTCTCCCAAATAGGGAATGTAACTGCATTACCAGATGTTTCTTTGTAAATAGCCCGATCAGCAGGATACGTTACGAATACATCCTTAGTGCCAGCAGAGAAGTTGACCAACGCATCCGAGTTCGATGACTGTAGAACCACATCTCGGCTCAAAGTGCCTGATCCTACCGTTCCTACACCAACTTCCCACTCATTCGATCCAGACAGGTAAATGGCGTAATACGTTGTATTTGTGTTGCCAATACCCGCCGAGAACGACTGAAAGCCAGTAGCAGCACCAGCAAGCGTAATCGTTCCAGTACCCGTAGTCGTACTGGTTTCCTTTACCCTGTCGTTTAGGACGAACGGCATTTAGGCCAACGTAACGGAAAGGTTGCCTGTTGAGATGGTGAAAATATCACCTGTACCAACAGTCTTAGCCTCATCCAGAGCCGTGTGAAACAGCAGGTTTCCAGACGTTGACGCATCTCTCAGACCGATATAGCTGACCGTTCCCCATGAAGCCGTAGCCGTTGGGAATGTCACACTCGCTGAGTTCGTCGTTACACCGTTGCTAGGCGCACCAAACGTCACCGCAGTACGAGCATACGAACCACCAGATACCTCAGTACCAGTATTCGCATCCGTAGGGTCAGACGTATAAAGAGCCACATAAACCGTCGTAGGGCTTGTGTAGCTCGTGTTACGGAGAACAGCGTTAATTACAGCGTTCTCTAGATAATTTGACATCTCTGCCATGATTTACCTCACGTTATAAGACATAGACATAGGCTGACCGCTGTATTCACTCGATTGGTCAGAGTTCGTAATCGCAGTTACAGCACGATCATACAAAGCTGCCCAAGTCTGAACACGGGCATCATTCATTAGATACGGCTCTGCTTCAGCCAAAGACGCATATAGCAAAGCATCAGGATAATTAGCTAGGAAGATGTTGCTAGAATTGCTATCAGACAACAGCGGTGGCTTGCCGTAGTACAACATCTGGAGAACGTAAGTACCGTCTGGAGATGGGGCTAGCTGTATCTCAGAACCTAGAATCGTGTAATCAACTGGCTTGCCACCATCCGTTACGCGAGACTCAGCGTAGAAGCTATTAGGAGCCTTATAACGCAATGTAGTCACCGGATTCGTGTTCAGGTGAATATCGCGCATCTCTAAGAAGTCTGTCGGGAGTCCAACAGTAGAATCACCGCCTGTAGTTGATGCCGTTGCGACAATCAACATCTGCCGAGTCCGAATGTCTCGACGTAGCCTTTCCTCAGCTAGTCGGATGAAATCGGGAATAACCGACGTTAGATCACTACGGGCTAGGTAATTCGCTACCGTAGTCTTTAAGTCCGAATAGCTAGTAAATGGCATATTATTCCTCTAACTGCTCAAAGTCCTTCCAGCCATATTCGTATGTACCTATGTGCCTAATATGCATCGATAGCTCATGGTCTACATACGTCTGAAAGCCCTCAGAACCAGCTTTGACGCAGAAATATACATCCTCACCACATACACCGTTAGAACCCCATCCAGCATCAAACCAAGGTCTACCAGTCTTCTCAAAAACTTCCTTACGGATCATTACAGCACCAAACCCGACCGCTGTAACCTCCTCGATTCCCTCTTTACCGCGAGAATCTACATTAGACCACTTACGAACCTCAGTATCCCCATCCATGTACCTAGTCAGCATCTTTGCCGTAGGTGTGACAGGCTTCCTTCTGGTCGTAGCATTAACCCCAACAATAGGCACATTGCGGCTTAACAAGATGTCAATGATGTCTGGTGGGAACCGCATGTCGCTATCGATAAACAGCAATGCGTCACACTTTTCACTCAAAGCAACCTGCGCTAGCTTTTCCCGTTGGTCGAAAATCAGCGTTCCCGGC